GGATGAAGAACTCGAAATTCGTTATTCTTTTCGATATCAATTTTTAATCCACTTAACCCATTCTTGAGATCTTTACGCACTAATTGCTCATTAGTTTCTAAACGGTTTAGCCTTTCTACAACGCCAAAATATCCCCACACGCCTACAGACACAGCAGCCACGATAGAAATTAAATTCCGAATAGGCATTGATATTGCAGAAGTGTCGCTCACGTTAATATTATTTGCCATTACTTGTTACCTAGATGTTCAACAGGAAGCCATTTTTCCTCTGCATTTCCACCATCATATTTTCTAAGTTTTAACTTTCCTTTTTTGCATTCCCAACGCACACCATGCCCTCTTCCTTGAGAACGTAGTATTTTACGCTTTACTCTAAGACATTCTGCCATTCCACCTCTTGGCGTGTATTCAGATAACTGCCCACTAATAAACATATGAAGTATCCAACCAGCAAAAACCTTTTCGTCAGCTTTAATGCTGTTGGAAAAACATATGATAAACAAGCAAACCAATAATAATAACTTTGCCATAATCAATATTCCATATTGCAGAGTTGCCTCCAAATGTATCTTCCCACCATCTAAGTATTTTATCCATATTTTTATCCTTTAAAAACTAATCCTATAAGCAATAGTATAATTGCACCAGCCGAACTCATTATGACCACCTCAAGCCTTTTTAATCGATCAGCAACCATGCCATACCGTTCAGCGCAAACGGCCTCATGCGTCTTTAAATGAGCAGATAAATCTGACAAATCTTTTGCTATCTGTTCTCCAAAAAGTTTTTGCGTTGCCATTTTTTTATCAATCAGGTTTTGTAGGCCACGTAACAGCAGCCGTTGGATCAGAAATAGTTGAAGGCAAATCTCGCAGATCAGTGCGATATTTTTTTCTTGCATCCGTAAAGGAATCGGACACATCAGACGATGCCCACCAATCTGTCTCAGCTAGTAACAAATTTCTTTTTCGTCTAATTTGGGTCATTTTTCTAGCTGAGTATCCATCTGAAAAAACTTTTTCTTCTGCATCTCTAGCCGTTTCTTCTGCATCTGTTAGTTGAACACGTTCACCGTTGACTTTTTTATACCTTGGCATTATTTTCTCCTAAGCATGACTTATTCCAAAAGCAGTAATTCTACCTGATGTTAGATTTCCAGACTCAGCAAAAAACTGCGCTCTGTCACAAGTAATGACAGCATCTCTAACGCCAGCCATCACAACAAATCCCAAATGACCATCATTATAAAGGTGTGCTGATTGGCTTGTTATCAGCGGTTTAATTGCACCATCGGATGGCTGGTGCAGAAAAACAACACCTCCAAATCCTTCGCCTGTTGCATTGCCAACCCCTCCATTTCCCGCACCCGCACCCACGTTTAAATTTATCTGTGCTTCTGCACTGTCGCCAGCGCCAGTTAAATCTGGCGCGCCATCGGTAGCTCGAAATACCCCTACCCATCGATAGTCTGATGACCCTGAATCAAAACCACTGCTATCGCCTAATCTCATATGAATATCAGCATCGTCAGTCGCAATTTTTAAATCTGAAATAACAAAAGCGTAGGTGTCATAAGTTGCACTTAGGCCTGTGAAATCAGCAGAAGCATCATCATCAATTGCAGCCGTTGAGATTAAATTCCATGCCCCACCACCTGCTAAATCTAAAATGCCTTGAATTGTATCACGTTTAGTATTTCCAGAATCAGAAACATCACCTAAAAGAATGCTGTCACCTGCTGCTGCTGTAACCTCAGTAAAATCAGCAACAAGTGCATCTTTTAATTTTGTTTCATCAACTGCGTTATCAGCAATCATTGCTGTTGCAACCGTTCCATAACTAATGTCTGTACCATCTGTTTTTAAAACCGTGTTTGCAGATCCTACAGCTAAACGTGCGGTAACATTAGAACTGTTACGTACTATTATGTCTCCACGAGTTGTCATCGGATCGCTTAAAGAACCAGCGTTGCCAGTGCGCGTAAATTCAATTGCAACAGCATCATCAGCAGAAAAACTACCATTGTCATCAACAGCAGTAACTGCAAGTTTTACATAACCTGAAGCATCAGTAGACGCGCCCGACAATTTGTAAATAGCATAATTTGCAGGGGCTGATTTTTTTGTAATTCGCACTTGACCTCTATCAGAAGTATTAGTGCTGTCATCCCAAGTCAAAATATAAGCTGATACATCTGCGCTATTGGCATCTGCATCATCTATATAGATGGCAGACACACTACTTAGAGTAGCGTTGTTAAGTCGAATAACTCCTGTTCCTGGATCTGCATCACTTGTTGTTGTTGAAAACGTGTAATCAAGTCCAGCATAATCACTGTCACCAGCAGGACTAAATGCTAAACTTATTTCTGCACTATTTGACATTGATGTTGAACCAGCAACATAAGCTACTGGAATTTTAGTATACCCACTTGCATCCGTAACTGCACCTGTCACCCGAAAGATCACCATTGGTGATGCAGGGTTTGGATTACCAGCTATTGTAATATAGCCTTTGTAAGTTCCGCTAGTGCTATCATCCCAAGATTGCACCCAAGCACTGATATCCGTTGTTCCATCGCTGTCGTCTACATACATAATTGTTGCTGAATTTAAACTTGTATTATTAAATCGTATAAACCCTGCGCCTGGATCTGCATCAGTAGTGGTAGTGGAATATTGCATACTAACACCACCAGCCATTCCAGTTTGACCAATTGGCAAACCTAAAGCTAAAGCACCGCTGCTTGCTGTAAATGACGCTGTAGCAGTTCCTGGTGAACCACCAGAAGTTGATACATTTGATGCACTTACAGAACTTACTCGTCCTGTAGTATTTTCAAGCGCATCTGCATCAGCGTTCCACGCTAAAAGTTTTGATGCACTAGGTTCTGGAACCGTTGAGCTTGCCCCACCTGTGTACGTGTCGGGATAAGTAAATGCTTTTCCAATATCGCCGTCACGTTCTTGCCCGGACATTGCCAACCTGTCAATATCCCCTTCTAACGTATCAGCAGGAAAAGGGTCGTTCGTAACATAATTACTTGATTGGGTAGTGGTTGTTTTGCGTCTTATGTGCCATTGAACTGTGTCGGCTGGAGCAGAAGCCGCAACAACGGTTCCTGTTGAACCGCTACCGCCTGTAACTGTATAATGCGTCGAATAAGAGAGCGTTGACTCAACACCTGTAGAAATTGTTCTTTGAATAACTTCTAATTCAGCACTTGAACCTGTACCCTTAAAAACAAAAGTTGTGGGAAAGCTTGTAGTGCTTCCATCACCTGTATATGATTTTGTTGTTGTTGTTGCACTAACAACCATGTTATTTCTCCTCTATTTTACTGCTTCGGTTGGTGGTCTAAATGGCCCAATGCCTAAGTCCATAAATTCTTGTCCAGTTTCTTTACGAACACGTCGTTCGTGTTTCCTTGCCCAACCGGGGTTTAGATATTCCTGCATATTCCAAAAAAGAAGATAATCTAACGCCCACCGCGCATAAAAAATATTAGCACCAGGAAGCATTGATTTGGCCACACGATAAGTTGTTGACGCTGCACGATCATAATCTTCGCTAAACAACATTTGAGGCACGTTGCCTAAACGAAACAAATTTCCAAGAACAGGACCACCAGCAATTTCAGCAAAACCTTCACCGTGCCGTGGCTTATCGCTAAGTAATCCAACTAGAATATCTCCATAAAAACCAGCACCACCACCTTGCATTATGCTTCTAAACATAACTTTTCCATAATTTTTACTTACGTCCATCGGCTCTTTACCTTTAGCCAAATCTTTAAGAGTTGAAGCTAAGTATCCATAAACCATTGAAGTTAAAACAATTTTAACTAACATGCCTGTTCGATGACCTTCATTAGCTTTGCTAAATCCACGAGATAATATCTCCATGCCATAAGTAACAGAAAATGATTTTAGGTGCATGAACAGATTGAAAAACTCTGACTTAACTGTACCGCGATCTAAACCCCTAGAGAAGACATTCGAGCGGGCGCCTGGTGTTAAAATTGCGCTGTCAGCAAAGCCGGTAAAAAAACCGTTGATGCGTATTTGAGCGTCTAAATCATCAATGGCACTTATATCGTGGTATTTTTTACCATCAACTTCGCGGATCACACCGTTCATTAATTTAAAATCTTCTGGCGTAATGCCGTAGGCTTCCATTTCTGTGCGAATTGATGTTTCGAGTTGGCTGAATTTTTTGCCTGACTGTTTTGCAATGTAATTAGAAAGCGTAATTCCCACTGCTGTTTTCAAACTATCGTTCATCCAGTTCATGCCGGTCACGCGCATAACCCAGCTAACCGCTGATGAACCTTGGCCATCTAAAGCATCATTGCCAAGAAAACGTGATTGCACGCTTGCCATAAGCGCATCCATGCCAACACCTAAACTGTCTGCAACCTCTCTTGCTTCACCAGTTCGACGCCCTCCGCGCCCGCCAGCAGCTTCTGGAATTAACCCACTTAAAACAGAAAGATTAGCTTCAAAAAATGGTACACCGATTTCGTTAAGCCGTAACGCCGCCGTACCTATGTCACCGATAGACGCTATACTGGTTCCACCCAACAACGCACTAGAACTTAAATTTTTAGCAAGATTAGAACCTCTTGCTAGATAGTAACCTGATTGGCCTAAACCTGGCAAAACATTGCCTTGTCCTGTAACTTCATCAAACAGCAAATCAGTTTTTGCTTTATACGCTTGGTCTAGTTGACCTGCAACGTCTAAATTTTTTTCATTAATAGCGCGGTCTCTTGCCTTTGCATAAAATTCGTCAAGCATGTGTTTAGGATTTGGCCCTAAGTGCATCATTGCGCCAACAGAATCAGACATAGATAGAAGTTGGTTAGTAAATGCTGAACCTATGTGGTCGTTTCCATAAGCTTGATTATATTCCCAAGCACTTTTGCCATCTTGTTTAAAATGCAAAGATCGTGATCTCGACAATCTTTTGCCCATGTTTGCTGGCCCGGTAAAACCTGGAGGAGCGCTAAGATCGCTAACAGTGTCGGTTCGTTTTCCAAACACAATATTTTGATGGACATTTGCTAAAAACTTTAGTTGCGCTGCCTCGCTCATAGGGCGCCCAAATGTTTTGTCTTTATCAAGCAACGGCAAAATATCTCTTGACCATTGTTCTGCACTTGCTCGCGCTACTTTTGTTTTGTCGTGCGATTGTTTAACAATACGGCCAAGAATACGACCTATATCAGCCCCATATTTGTTAGCTTGTTTTCGCAACATTTCATTAGCCGCTTCCATTGCTTCAGCTACAGCTTTTGCCGTAGCATTGCGGGACGATCCGGGATTATCTACTTCTT